TTGATGTAGCGCCCCGTGCCAGCCGCCGTGGTCTGCAGCCCAGCCTCGGTGATGCGGGCGTCGTACATGCCCTCGGGCAGGGGTTCATAAGATCCCGTACCTGTGGGGAGGGAATCAGCATCGTAGGTTTGTCCAAGGTTTGCCATGTTCACTTTTCCTCGATCTTGAAGGTGGGACGGCCAGGGGCGACCGTGATGGCGCCGGAAAGCGGCGCGGTGATGGCAGGATCGGCATCCCGCCAAAGTTTCAGATTGACCTCCGGCTTCCAGCGAAACAACCGGCTCAAGTGCTCGGTCAGGCCGTGTTCTGCAGCCAGATCCTGCAGCTTGTCGCCGTCAACTTTGCGGTCGAGACGGCCCGAGATCTTGATCGAATAGCCCTCTGGAGACACCGTTTCGGTGCCTTCGAGGTTTTCGGAAATGCCGACAAGCGACTTGATCCGGTCTTCGAGCCTGCGACGTTCGGCAATCGCATCGGTCTCGGTCTGCTTGGCCGTAAGCCACAGGGCGGCAAGCACACCAAGGTCATCGGTGAGTTTCTCAGACAACATGTGATCCTCCGATCTTTGCAATGATGTGCCCGAGGTCAGCCACCTCCCAAGCATCAAGCTTTCCCGAGCGATCCTTGGCAAGCCAGAGACCGTCGGAGTCGCACATCAGGGCGCGCTGGACGTTACCTTCCGAGTCCTTCTCGACACGGAGCGCAAGCACCTCGTCGAAGAAGTAAGGCAGGGATTGCCCGGTCTTGTTTCCTGGCATCGAGGGCGAATACAGCACCCGACCCATCTCATCCTGGGTCTTTTCAAGCTTGGCGCTCATGTAGACGTGCTTGGGCAGGTCACGAAACGACCGGATGATGTCGGCCATCTGCTCCTGCATTGCCCCATATGCAGCCCGTGGATCCTTGTTGATCTTCTTTTCTTTGTTTAAAACAACCTCGGCAACTTCCGAAATCGAGTCGATGCACACGGTCTGGTAGACCTTGGCCTCGTCTGACTTTGCAAGCCAGCTATAAGCCTCCTGCAGGTCGGACATCGATGCGATCTCGATGTAGGGCAGGTCCTTGTCTTGTATCGACAGCAGGCCTCCCTCGGCGCTCAGGATGATCGGGTTCGGGGTATCCGGACAGAGACTGGTCTTGCCAGCCCCAGCCGGTCCGTAGACCAGCACCTTGATCATCTGGGCCACGATTTCTTTCGTGGTGCGTATCTTTACTGCCATTCTGGTTCTCCTTGGTTAGATGCGGTTCGGGATCGGATCGCATCCCGCAGCCGGCGATTTCTCCCCAGCTGCAGGCTGGGATCAGTGCCTTCCCTCTTTTGCTATTTCCTCAATGACTGCCGTCATTGCCTCGATGACCTCACAAGCCTCTTCCAGCGACAAATGGAATCCCGCCGACCCACAAGAGTGGGAAAGCAACAGCCAAACCTGGTCAAAAGACCGGTCAATAAACACCTTGGCCACGCCAGACGGCACTCCGGCAACATGTATGACTTTTGGTTCTTTCATGCTTGCTCTCCAAGTTTCACTTAGTCTGCCATCTTGAGTGTTGTCGCCACGCCAACGGCGGTGCGCGCAGCGCGGTCTGCGCTGATTTGCGCGCAGACTTCTGGATGCGTGCGATCAAACGCCTCCAGGTCTTGTTCGTATTTCCGAGCCTCAGTCCACTCTCTCGATCCAGGGTACGCCTCCGCACGATCCCGGATACGTCCAACCAGCTCTTCTCTTTTCAACGCCGGCGTGACCGGCACAAAGTTTGGGCGTTGCGACAGAATTTGCCCCCTGCCAGCAGACTTGGTCGCCGCAACCATTTGCGCAAACAACTTTGCGGGGATGACCCCGCCAACCGCATGTTTAGTATTGACAACCACTTCAATGTGGCCGTCCGGGCGCCGAATGCTGAGAGCAGCTCCGTTGATCCAGGTATCGCTCATGATCTCTCCTTGGTTGTTCCGCTGTCGGACCATCCGGTTGCGCAACAGTTGCCATCCTACGCACTTCGGGTTACCATGTCAAGCGGGGTTGAAAACGTAGCATTTACACCACAGGAGGATGGGATGCGCACGCAGGAGGCGATTGAGCATTTCGGCTCGATCAAGAGGCTGGCTGATGCTTTAAACATCTGGCCGCAGTCGATCTATACATGGGGTGAGCGCCCGCCGCAGGCGCGGCAGTTCGAGCTGGAGGTCAAGAGCAAAGGCGCACTCAAGGCCGACCGGAGTGCCGAAAATGACCCCAGGTGAGGCGGCGCTCCACTACGCATCCTGGGGCTGGCATGTCTTACCCGTCGTGCCAGGATCGAAGGTGCCAGCCACCCGGCACGGGGTGCACGACGCCACGACCAACCCCGAGACGATTGCCCGGTGGTGGGCGGCCAACTCAGACTTCAACGTCGGCATTGCAGCTGGAGAGCGCTCCGGCATCGTGGTCTTCGATGTAGATCCGCGCAACGGCGGTGACGCGTCCTGGAGCAATCTGGTGGGCGAGTGCGGTGGGCTGGATGGCGCCCATGCCCTGACCGCGGGCGGTGGCGAGCACCATCTGGCGCAGTGGGTTCCCGGGATCCGGTCGTGCAAGCTGCGTGACGGCATCGACCTCCTCTCGGACGGCAGGTATTTCGTCGCCTACCCGTCCGCAGTAGAAGGCAAAACTTATCAGTGGGAAGCCTCTGCAGATCCGTTTGCCGGAATCGCCCCGGGCAGGATCAATGCCAGGATGCTGGAGGTCGTGCACAAACGTCTCTCCAGGGCGTCAGAACGGGCTACAGGCGCACCGGGCAACGGATTGATATCCGGGAACCGCAACAGCGGTCTAACGTCCCTAGCGGGCTCTATGCGCCGCCACGGGCTGACCGAGGCTGAGATCCTGGCAGCGCTACAGATTGCAAACGAGACCCGGTGCGACATCCCGCTTCCGAGTTCTGAGATCCAGCAGATTGCGCGGTCTGTCAGTCGGTATGAGCCAGAGTCGGATGTGGCCGCATCCGTTGCGCTCGGCACCGAGGCTGCTGAGGCGATCCTGGCACCGTTGTCCGAACCGCCTGAGTACTACCTGACCCGGGCCAGCGCTTATCTGAGCCAGCCTGCGCCGATTGGATGGGTGGTCAAGCACCTGATCCCTGCTGATGCCAGCACGATGCTGGTCGGAGACAGCGCAATGGGCAAGTCCTTTGTCTTGATCGATCTGGTCTGCTCGATTGCATCCGGCATGGCATGGATGGGTCGCAAGACCAGGTCTGGCCTTGCAGTGCTCTTGGTCGGTGAGGGCCATTGGGGAATGCGCCAGAGGGTTGCCGCCTGGGCAAAGCACCACCAGGTGGACCAGCTTGACCGATTGCTGATCAGCAACAAGGGCATTGACATCGACAGCCCTGCAGCTGCAGCGCAAATCATCGCCGCGGTACGCGAACTGGAGCCGAGCGAGCCGGTGGTGGCCATCGGGATCGACACCGTCAATACGCACATGTCGGGCAATGAGAACGACGCCCGCGATACCCGCAACATGCTTCTCGCATGCTCGATTGTGTCCCGGGCGCTGTCTTGCTCCACCGTGTTCGTGCATCACTCCGGCCACGCTACAGACTCAAAATCTCGTGCCAGGGGGTCCAGCGCTTGGAAAGCCTCGCTCGATGCCTCTTACGTTGTCAGCCGGGATGAGGACGGGACGATTGAGATCAAATCCACGAAAATGAAGGATGCCGAGCAGCCGCCCGATTTCTACGGAAGGCTGCAGAAGGTCGATCTGGGGTGGGTGGATGAAGACGGCGAGCCGCTGACCGGGGCGGTGTTTGTCCCCGTCGAAGGTCATGAGAAGCGCGCAGAAAGCAACCGGGCCACAGGGGAGGTCAATTCCCAGGCCGAATTTGAAGATGCCTGGTGGTGGAAGGAAGGAGTGTGGAAGGGAGCAGAACTGCTGGATGGCGAGCCTTTTGTAGCGCGCGCAAAGCTGATCGACTACCTGGTCGAGGCGCGCAAGATCAAGCGCGGGAGTGCCTCGAAAAGCGCCAGCGCATCGGCTGAAGGGCGCCTGGTGCACAAGCTACTCGGCGTCGGAAAGATCCGATCCACCGACGATGGATGGGTCATTTCGGACCCGGTTTGGGCCTCCTCACTGCTTTTGAGACGCAAAAGTGATGACCATACGTCGGGCGAAAACGACCGATCAGAAAAGTTTATAAGGAAATCGGACAGACGGACAACGGACGGACAAGCATGAGAATTGTCGGGGGCAAGGCATGTGGATGGACGGACGGACACTACCCCCTCTCTATAAGGAGGGGTTGTCCGTCTGTCCGTCCATGATGCGGGGTGGATGTCGGAGCAAAAACGGAGAAAAAACGGACAAGGAAAAAAAGGAGAATTGTGATGGAAAAAAGTTATGAGGGAAATAAACCCAAAACAGAAGGATGGGTTGAATTAGAAAACTATGATGGAATGGATGGAGCATGGAGCGTCTGGGTGCAGCATCAGCAACCTGAGTCCAGGAGGTGGCTCACAGTCAAAGTGTTTGCCTCCGGGCGGGTTGCGCGCAAGGCAAACTACTGGGTGACCAAGAGTCTGACAGGCCAGATTGGCCACGTCAGGGATTACGCCAGGATGCGGGAAACACGAAGCGATCTGCACCGCCACGTCGAAGATCAACTGTCCAATTATTTGAAGAACTATCATGATTGAAAGTGAACGGCAAACGCGCGTCTGGTCGGCGATCTATCTGCTCGATGGCATGACCATCGTTCCCGACTACGACGAACCCCACGTTTGGGTGTTGCCGGGCGGCAGGAAAGTGACAACCTTCGAGCTTGAACAGGCGAGCGCAGGGCGCAGCGTCTCGCTGCTCTGGCCGCGCAAGAATCCGGTAGCAGCCTGTACACATGGCCGGATACAGCAGGAGTGCCCGTAGAGGCATCTATTGCGCCCGTGGCGCGTTTTGTGGTAGGTTTGCGGTATCGATACGTCAAGAGGGCCGAAATGGCAGCCTTGCCCGATCTGAGCGGTTTTGAGGCGCAACTCACGACAACCCTGCGACAGGCCGTCGCAGGCATCATCGACGAAAACCTGCGCCTGCGCGACTTGCTCCACCGCATGCTCGATCCAGAAGACCTTGGATGGGCGGTCGATGAGTCAGTGCGCAGAGAGGTGGTGCGTGCAATTAGTTCTGGAAGAAAGAAATATGCAGGAAATTGATCCGGTGGATCGGAAGGAGCGATGGCCGATTGACAGACTGATTCCGTACGCCCGAAATGCGAGAACGCATTCAGAGGCGCAGATAGCGCAGATCGCCGCCAGCATCCGCGAGTGGGGTTGGACGACGCCCATCCTGGTGGACGAGGACGGTACGGTGCTGGCCGGTCACGGTAGACTTGCGGCAGCGCGGCAACTTCAGATGACCGAAGTGCCCGTTATCGTGGCGAGCGGCTGGAGCGATGCAAAGCGCAGGGCTTATGTGCTTGCCGACAATAAGCTGGCGCTGAATGCTGGCTGGGATGATGAACTGTTAACGCTGGAGTTGGGCGAACTCGGCGACCTTGGGTTTGATCTGCAGTTGATCGGTTTCAGTGACGAAGAGATCAAGGCGCTGCAGCCGGTGGAGGTGAACGAAGGTCTGACCGATCCCGACGAAGTGCCCGAGCCACCGCCAGAGCCGATTACGAAGCCAGGCGACGTCTGGATTATGGGAAAGCACCGGCTGATGTGCGGCGACAGCACCAGCACCGACCACCTGGCGCAACTGCTTCAGGGCACGCTGGTGGACATGTGGCTGACAGATCCACCTTACAACGTGGCTTACGAGGGTGGCACGAAGGACAAGCTCAAGATCAAGAACGACGAGATGGGCGACGAGCAGTTCCGGCAGTTTCTGCGCGACGCCTACACCGCTGCCGACACGGTGATGAAGCCGGGCGCTGTGTTCTACATTTGGCACGCGGACAGCGAAGGCTACAACTTTCGTGGCGCGGCCAGGGACGCTGGCTGGACCGTGCGGCAGAGCCTGATCTGGAAGAAATCAAGCCTGGTGCTTGGGCGGCAGGACTACCAGTGGCAGCACGAGCCGTGCCTGTATGGATGGAAGGACGGCGCTGGCCACCTCTGGGCAGCTGACCGAAAGCAAACCACCATCCTGGAGTTCGACAAGCCCAGCCGCAACGGCGAGCACCCGACCATGAAACCCGTAGCGCTGTTTGAGTACCAAATGCTAAATAACACGAAGGGCGGCGACCTGGTGCTCGACTCCTTTGGCGGCTCCGGCACCACCCTGATCGCAGCCGAGAAGAACGGCCGCACTGCCTTGCTCATGGAACTGGACCCACGCTACTGCGACGTCATCGTGAAGCGCTGGGAAAACTTTACAGGCAATAAGGCAGTGCTTTCGGAACTATAAAATGCAAGGCGTAGCACACGAACCAACAGATGTCACGAGAATGCAAGTCAAAACACTTGCAGCCGTTGGCATGCAGCAAGCACATATTGCAACAAAATTAAAAATCTCTGTTGACACGCTTTATAAACACTACAAGGAGGAGTTAGCACTAGGGACTGCAGATGCGAACGCAGATATTGCCAAGACGCTGTATCAGCAGGCAAAGTCGGGAAATACTACAGCCATGATTTTTTGGCTGAAGACCAGAGCACGATGGAAGGAAGTTCACGCGCACGAACACACCGGCGCAGACGGCGCGCCCATCGTGGCCCGTATCGAGCGAGTAATTGTTGACCACACTGCAGATCAAAACGCCAAGGTGGGCTAAGGCGCTCATCACGCAACCGGCGCGCTATCGCGGCGCGTACGGTGGCCGAGGCTCCGGCAAGTCCCACCTCTTTGCTGAGTACATCCTTGAGCGCCACATCATGGAAAAGACCGACTCGGTCTGTGTGCGTGAGGTGCAAAAGTCGCTCAATCAGTCGGTCAAGAAGTTGCTTGAGGAGAAAATCCAGAGCCTTAATGTCGGGAAACTTTTTGAAGTCCTGCACGACCGTATCAATACTCCAGGCGGCGGCAGGATTATCTTTCAGGGCATGACCAATCACACTGCAGAGTCGATCAAGTCACTTGAGGGTTATGACATCGCGTGGGTCGAGGAGGCGCAGTCATTATCCCAGCGCAGTCTTGATTTACTGCGACCGACGATCCGCAAGGACAATTCTGAAATCCTTTTTAGTTGGAACCCAAGGTTTGATAATGACCCGGTCGATGCGTTTCTGCGGCGCAATAAGCCCGACGATGCGATTGTGGTGCAGGTCAACTGGTCAGATAATCCGTGGTTCCCAGAGACGCTGCGCAAGGAACTCGACTACGACCGCAGCAGGGACTATGACAAATTCCTGCACGTATGGGAAGGCAGCTACATTTCAAACTCCGAGGCGCGGGTTTTCAAAAACTGGGCAGTTGAGGAGTTCGACACTCCCGACGGCGTGGTGCACCGGCTCGGTGCCGACTGGGGGTTTGCGTCTGATCCCACCGTCCTGGTGCGCTGCCACATCGTTGGTCGAACCCTCTACGTCGATCACGAGGCGTACATGGTCGGTTGCGAGATCATCGACACGCCGAGCCTCTTCATGACCGTTCCCGAGGCAGAGCGGTGGCCTATCGTCGCTGACAGCGCCAGACCGGAGACAATCAGCCATATGCGCCGGCACGGGTTCCCCAAGATCATGGCAGCGGTCAAAGGACCGCGATCCGTCGAGGAGGGCGTCGAGTGGTTGAAGTCCTACGACATCAAGGTGCATCCGCGCTGTCGGCACACGATTGACGAACTCAGCCTTTACAGCTACAAACTAGATCCTTTGACGGGCAAGGTGCTCCCGGTACTTGAGGACAAAAAGAACCACGTGATTGATGCGTTGCGTTATGCTTGCGAATCCGCACGGCGCGTTCAGAAGCT